CTAAACGATACAAATCTCTTAATAGAAGCGTCAAAGCTACTTTGAGATAATTTAATTTCGTTGCCAGTTATTCTCGTTACTGCATAAGTTGACCCAGTATTCAAACCAACTACAGAACTAGTTCCCGCAGACACAGGAGAATATGTAACTAGATCTCCATTGTAGAAACCATGTCTGTTAATCGTGATTGTATTATCACTAATATCAGCTGGAGTAAATGTTTTTCTTCTATTAGTTGCAAAGATTTTATATGATGGTAAAGATCCAGAACTTACATATACATTTTTACCATCAATACTGGAATAAGTATTCTGGACGTTTGCAACATAATCAGATACTTTAATCGAGGAAGAGTTACTTGAAGCATGGTTCAAGTTCTTTCTAACAACATAAGTCTTCGAAACACTTAATGTTCCAGAAGTTATTGTAATCTTAAATTGATTGTTGTTAACAATTTGAGATACTGTGCCACTAACATTTGAAGCCACAGCAGAGCTTTGATCAAGTAACGTTACCGAATCATCAAGGTAAAGAAGATGTGGAGTTGATGTTGTAATTGTGTTACTGGCGACATCAATGATTGATGTATTAGTTGCGGTATCTTTTGCAACATCGCTCTTTGTCTTGATGTTATGTACCCAAGAATTCAGTCTATAGTTTGTCGAAGATGAAACATCCCCAAGATTATTCGCTTTTAATACATCATTTTCCGAAAGGAATCCAACATCATTAATGTTGCCTCTAGAAACTACAGATGTTAATCTAAAATAAACTGGTTTTTTAATATCTCCATTTTCGTAAGTAACAATGGTGTTAGAAGATCTTACAAGTTGTCCATCAGTATAAGCTGAAGTGATTCCAGTAACACCAAACAATTGAGTTGAAGATTTATTTGTATATGTTGCAATTCCTACTGTTTGACCAGTTCCAACATAGATTGAACCATTATCATCAAATCCAAGAGTAGAATCTACTGTTAAAACAGTTGCACCAATAGAAACTGATTCCGTCAAGGCAGAAGAACCAGTGACTTCAAACGGATATGTAATGGAATTTCTACTTAGACTGATGAGATAATATGGTTTGTTATTTTTGGGATAACTTTGAATATTAAAGATAGACCCATTGGTATTGGTGTCTGTTGTTTGATATAAAGTTTGTCCGATTACCTTATCAGGATCTCCACTGATTAATTCCGCAACCAAATCAAAAGTTACAACATAGTCAGCGTCCGATGGTGCGATCAGATACTCAATTGGTTTGATTACTTCAGCTCTTTTGTTATAAAGAACATTAAAAAGAATTTTTACTGCTTCATCTGTACCCTTTGAAGAGTAAAAATCTTTAGCCTGACGTAGAAAATTGGCTTTATCTAATGCATTATCAATAGTTCTGTCTTCAAATCCAGGTAAAAACTGGGTTTTTGTCTTTTTCCAAAATTCTTGCAGAAAAAGATTACTTAAATTTAAAACTCTAACAGAGGAGATGTGACTATCGGATTCAGTTTGAGTAAATACTAAACTTTCTGGTTGATTTGATTTATGTAGACTCTCTACACCACTAAATCCACGAACACATCCAGTAAATGAATTCGTAGTGATGCCAGTATAAGTAATAATCTCATTATCAATCTTTAAAAGACCATATTTCTCTGGCCAACCAGCAGTCGAAGTGACATTGATAGTTGTGTCATAAGAAGACACATCACTGGTGCAAGTAGTAAACCCAATGAGGTTATTATTACCACTATATGTCTCTACTTTTTGATATTCATTTAGATTTGAAATGATATCAATTGGGCCGCCTTGAAATTCTTGAGCAATATAACTTTGCTTAAGAAAATCCACAAAAAGTGGGTTTTCCTCCGATACAAATGATGGTAATTGACTTTTTACGATCTGATTGATCTGGACTTTCTTGGAAGCGGTGTCGATCATTACTGTCTAATATATTTTCCGTTTGAGAAGCTGGAAGTTGAGACAAAGGATGTGCCTGACGTATTTGCACCAGTGGAAATAACGTCTTGTACCGTACTAACGGTACTATTGGCAACAGAAAGTTGAACATAAAGATCTTTCAAGCCAATAACATCGTTGGATTCAGGGATGGCTTGAACTTCAATTATGTTATTATCCTTCACTGTGGATAAAATCCTTATTGTATCTATAAGGATTTCGCCAAGGTCATATTTTACGGTGCCTGCATCCTTAATAACCACTTCTGGTTCTCCAGTAGCAGTCAGTCTAAAGACGAAAAGACGACCTGTTGTATCATTGACGTAAGAATCGCCAAAATACAAAGTCCCACTTATACCATCAACGGTAAATCCAGTAGATTTGATATTGAATCCCTCTCTACGGTTGTGGAATGAATTTCCATAACACAATTCATATTGTGCAAAGTTATTTGTGTCAGCTTCAAGATTTCTACGAATAATTACCTTAGTAATATTAGAGGTAATTGACGTATCAGTCTCATCAATAATTTTTTGGGATTTACTATACTTAAATCTACCCCCAAACTTATTCAAATCTGCAGAAGATGCATATGTATTGAGAGAGTTAGTAATTTTTGTCTTCAAATCAGAGACACTACTTACCATGTTGGTGTTATAGTAGACAGTGCTGTCCAATTCGACAAAAAGATACTTAAGATCAATAATTTCTGGTCTAATTCCAGCAACAGAATAACTTTTTAACTTCTGTAGAAGATCTCTCTTGTCAAAATCAGAAATAAATTGACCATTTTTAGGTTTAATTGAGACAAAAACCTTTCCAAACTGTGGTGGATCTGCATCCTCACCACCATACGCAGTTACACTATCAACATTTGAGTAAATTGTTGGAATAATTGCTTCATAATCGTTGGCTGTTACTGCACGATATTGAGAAGCGTAGACTCTTGGAGCAAGATTTTTAATAGTGCTGATACTTTCAATTTCAGAACCATTTCTTGATGACTGATTAGTTACAATATCAGAAATTCCAGTAGTAATCAGTCCTCCATCATTGTCAACCAGCTTTCCAGTAAAAGCAAAGTTGGCAACACCATTACCATTAACACCATCACAAACGACGTATGTGACGTTTACAACGTTGCCTGATGAGAGTTTCTTACCGATAACCCCATCACCAAAGAGAAGTTCATATTTTTCATCCTGAACCTCTTGAAGAAGATAGATTTCGGACGTTGTTTTAATTCCAACAATATTATCAACTTGGCTGTAAACTTTTTGTGTTGTAGAAGATGAAGTATCCTTTACCTTTACTCTAATGGTTGATGTATCAACATATGGATTAGGAATGACGAACCTTTGATTGGTTTGTGATCCATCAACGATAAATTCTTTTGTCAGATATGTACCTTGTTTGATATCAATTGTAAAAAATGCAATACCATCAACAACAGGAGACGTTACATCTTCTGGAATTGCAAAGGTGTAGTTAGTATTTGCAAAATTCCCAAGAGAAACAAGACCAGCTTTAAGAGTTACTGTAGATTTTGTAGTTCCTGTACCCAAATCAACAGAAAAACTGATGTTTGCAGTTGAAGCTCTTCTTGAAGAAGGCACATAACCGATATTTCTAGCAAGTGCAACTACATTTTCGCGTAAAGTAGCACTATCAATGAACGCCTCATTGGCGACCATGTTAGCGTTGTAGTTTGTGATGTATGAATTATATGCCAGAGTGTCAATCAGAATCGATAAGTTGGATCCTTCAAAGTCAAAATCCGTAAAATTTGAGTTTGACCTCAAATATTCACGCAAAGAGGCTTTAATCTGTTCAAAATCGAGGTTTGTATATTGCGTAAAAGCCATTATCCTCTAGTTGGTTGGAGAATGAACGTTAATTCTTGTGTCGGTGAAGGCAGACCAATGATATCGTAAATAATTTCTACCGATATTTCATTGGTATCGGGTGGATGTGACGCCACAACCGACCTCAAATTGACCCTTGGTTCAAAGTTATTGATCGAAGTCTCAATTTCAGTCTCTAATCGAATTAAAATATCACGATCAGCTGGTTCAAAGAGACTATTTCTGACTTCAGAACCGATTAAAGAGTTAAATGGTCGTTCATTATTAATGGTTTCTACAAGATTTCTTACAGATCTCTTGATTGCATCTTCATTTGTAATCGCAATCACATCATTAGTTACAGGATGTCTCGTGAAAGACAACGAAATATCCTTAAAACGACGTGATTGGCGAACAGCAGACATCTACCGATACAGATTTTCTGCTATATTTATACTATTCATGCCAACGTTCAACGAAGTCATCAAAACCACCAGGTCCTCCACATGGTCTTGACATTCTATCTTCAGGAACTGCATACTTTTTCTTCTTAGCCTTGTCTAAAAGTGCATCAGAAGAGGGATGAGTAATCAATCTCATACCACTTTTGATATAATCTTGACTTAAGTCTACTGGATTTTGAGCCATTTTTCTGTCTTTGTAGGAAAAAACAGAACTTTTTAAGGGGTTCCTATCCCTAGTCAGCGTGTATACAACGCACATCGCAAGGATTTTGTCCGCAATTTGGACAAGGTTCACGTTCTTCAGGTGTTTTCCAGAAATATTCGTCCGTATCACCTAATCTACCCCATCTTACACCGTTCTCAACTTGGTAATATTTGGTAGAAACCTTGAAATCGGGGATTTTTGGTTCCTCTGGAGTGATCGAGAGGTCAAAAATACGCATCCTGTTGTTTGGATAGAGTGCAAATTGACCATTTTCAAGCTCAATACAGTTGTGAGACTTGTGTTCTTCTGGAATTTCACTCACGTTACAATTAGTTATGTCTACATCAGGATGGAAATTGTCCAATGTAAACAAATATTCACCTTTGATAGAGCCATAGTTACGAGTTCTCAGTTCAAAATCCATTGAACCAATGAACTGTTTCTCAATACACCTGACACCATAGTCCATACAGTTCCAAAACTGTAGATTAGGAAGGTCTAGATCAGGGTCAGGCGTCTCTGGACGGGACACAAATGCACTGATGGGGAGTTTGTCATACATCGCCGCATATTCAGGCAAATATGTCTCAAAATAAAATGCGCGCCCAGGTATCGACTTAGCCGACACCCAGACGCCTTCTACAAACTCGCCATGACCATCCTGTAGGTCTCTGAGGTATTCTTTACGAACCCAGACTTTCTGAGGAGGGAGATTGACGACTAGTTGCATTAGAGTTCCTCTTCAACATCCGTTTGAATGACGAGATCACTAGTTGGACGAGCCACACAAAGGAGTGCGTAACCGGCTTCCATTTGTTCATCATCCAAAAAGGTTTGATCCTCGTTGTCCACAGTTCCTTCAAGAACCTTGCCGGCACAAGAAGAACATGCACCAGCACGACAAGAATATGGAAGATCGACTCCTTGTTCGTCGGCTGCATCAAGAATGTAAGTATCTTCATCACAGGTGATGTTTACTGTACCCTCAGGAGTACGAAGTTCGATGTTGTAACTCATTAACCTTTACCTTGTCCGCGATAACGTTTACGTGCTTTGTTTCTTGAGGATGCGGCGTATTTAGTGTGTTGACCGCAACCCTGTCGAGTTTTCTTGGGCTTACTTTCAATAATCTTTTTCCCCGATAGGGATGCTTTCAGTCTAGCCATCTTCAGGAATTCTTTCGAGTGTAATGGTGGACGGATGAGGTTCACCCGTTTCGTAGTATTGTAACGAGAGATCGGTGATCATGTCAAGGGCTTCATCCTCATTACCCGAGAAGACTACGCGCCCTTCGACAAGAACTCTATAAATCTCTAGATCAGATGATTCGAGTCTTTTCATGCCCAACACGAATCTTAGGGTCACACCAGATCTCTAAGCCCTGTTTCTTGGCATCGAGACAGAAACTGACATCCTCACCACACATGTCCTGAACCTCACCAGATTCGAAGACTTGCATCTGAGGTGCAAACCAAGGGTATTCGAGGTTTTCAAAGACGCCCTTCTTAATCAGAACCCAACCAAAACCTGTGTAGTCCACAGTGAATGGTTGACGTTTCTTCGAGATGGTCTCAACGGTTTCGTGGTTCATCACACCACGGTTGGCTTTGAACGATTCTTCGTCCAACCAGTGAGCAACGGAAGTTGTGTGACCATCCTCAGTGGCATACCAACCAGCTGCGATCTCCTTTTCCATCCCCAACTGATAGAGACGCCAGAAACTCTCAGAATTGAAAACAATGTCATTATCAATCCATAACTGATAATCGTATTCGAGTTTCCCATCCCAAGGAATCTGGTTCTTACCACGCAACACATTTGCTCCAAGAACCTTACAACGTGCAAAGTTCACCATCGAACTATAATCCTGTGAGATCTGAATCGCTGCACCAGCTTGTACAAGATCAAAACACAGTTGTACAAAGTTCTTCAGAAATGTGTAAGAACATCCACGTCCAGGAAGACAAAATACAATCTTCTTGCCGCGAATATCCTCTCTACATGCTTCGATATTAAAATCGTCTGCAGGCGCGGTTGGAGTCGCAGCCTGTACTTTAAATCCTTTTGCCATGAAAAATTCTCAGTGGTTTAATGAAATCATACCCTGTATATAGGCTCTTTGTCAATACGAGCCATCAGTGTTTTTTGACAGTTCTAACGGAATAATCTCATCCTCTCCAAGTTTTACTTTCTTGGAGTCAATGAGTGTCTCCAGTTCGTCTGCTGTCAGATTATGCGCTTTGACTTTATCGTCCTTATAGACATGAAAAACTAAGTCGCTCATTGTTTCTTTGCGGCTTACGGAGTAATTATATGCGAACCCTAGGCGTCTTTGTGGCCCACGGAAATTTTTTGAAATACACGGAATCGCTTGGTGTTTATCCCTTGGGGGGGGCTACAAAAAAACTTGAAGTCTTATAAAGACCTCGTGGACGCATACTTTTATAGATTGGAGGGACCCAGCGTTTTTAGTTAAGGGTAGGGGGTATAGGGGGGGATCAACCCCCCACACTGGCTCAACCGCTGGTCTTGAAGTAGGAGGCGGCGGTGCCCTCTACCTTAAGGTCACGGGAAGAGGTGGCGTGCCCAGCGTATGCCTGCCCACGGCGGTTGGTGTTGGTACGGGGGCCCTTGGTCATGGAGAAGATGAGCTCGCTCTTCTTCGCCTTACGGGTGGGAAGCACGGTAACCTTCACGGTCTTACC